ATGCTGTGACAACCGCGCCATTGAATGACGTGCCTTTATCCAGCTCGTAAACATTGCCATCTTCCGCGCCGACCAGTAGGATTTCCGACCCGTCCGAGTTCTCACCTGAAAATGTGCTTTTGGCTGCAAAGTCATATTTCAAAAACATGCACTCCGATTGTTGGCCGCGAAAATAAACGGATAAAACCGTGTTATCATCGAAGAATAATCGATAAAGATTCCGAGCTTTCACGCGCATTGATGCAACTGGCAGAACGTTGTTTTTTACCTTATCGGCCATGATCGGCTGGATTTGCTCTGTTACCGTTCCCGTTCTGAAATCACCGAAATTCTGCGTGGTTGAAACACGACGAACGCCGCCGTCATCAAGATACATAATACCGCCGATGTTTTGCGCTGTGTAAGCCTTGCCGCCACTTTCGTCTGATATATCACTCAGGACAAAGCTTGCCGAGCTTGTGCCTGTTAGATAGCCGATTTTGCGCGATCCGATAATGATAACCGCTGTTGATACTGAATTAACAATGTTGCTGATATCATCGCCAAAGCCAATTTCAACCGCCCCGCCTATAACTTGATACTGCAAAGGCAAACCCGTTTCCGAGATTTGAATTGAACCGCCAGCGAATGTTAAGATCAAATGAGATGCTAAATCAGAAACCCGTTGTGGTTTGTCTAATGTATCTGATAGCCCGTTGACGAAGATTGTCGAGAATATAGTGCCATCAAATTCAAACGCCCGACCAACGCCGTTCGCTGCATAAATTGAAGTTCGATTTGCCGACCCATAGAAATTATTTTGCAGGAAGCTATAGCGCCCACCCGCTGGCAATGTTGGGACGACTTGCGATTCATCCGCAACCGCAGTACCGCCCGTTGAGCTGTTGAGCGTTTCATTATTTGAAAATGTTCCTGTAATGCCTGACAAGACAAACATGCCTGTGCTTGCCGTATCAAATGTTCCAGAGATAACCACCAACCGCTCAAGCGTTCCCGTTGCGCTAGATGTTGCGCCCGTGATTGTATCGCCCTCCGATATTGCACCAACTAGCGTATCAACCATGAGATATGATGTAAGTGTTTGCGCGACCCATCCTGTCGATGTGGCTTTGAATAAAACGCCAGCCGTTGCACCTGCATTGTCTCGAATGCAGTATTTATCGCCCTTTAATTCAAAAACGCCATTTACAGCCCCTGAACCAGTGGGCGCAGCAATTAGCGCACGTTGCGTCAATATTGCCTTTTGAATCTGTGTAGCATCGTCTGTGTCGTTATCCGCAGCCTTTTCAATCGCTGTCTCGGACGCATTAGCCACGTTAGACGCTGATACTTGCAAAACCTCTGTATCTGAGAAAACACCGCTAACCGATGTAAGGATTAAATATCCCGCCGCATCGCTGCCGCCGTATGTTCCGCTTTCCAATTCGCCATCATATAACGCCTTGGCTGTCGCGCCTGACGTGACACCTGTGACCGTATCGCCCTCTGAAACTTCTGTTGTTCCTGCTGTAAAATACAAATACCAATAAGACGCATCGGATGGCCGTGATTGCCCGTCAAATGCCTCATAACCGATCACACGACGATAACCGCGAATATCAGATTCGTAATTTTGGCACGCGATGAGATTGCCAGAGTTCTTGAATATCTCAGGTGTGACGACATTAACGCCGCCGCTCAATGGGATTGTGCTTGATCTTTGTGCCATTATGTTAAAGGCCCGCCAAGTGTGAATTTTGGTAATTGGTCACGAACTAAATCAGCCCGAACGCTTCGCTCTTTTTGCAGCCAGAAACCCGCCTGTTGTGTGGCTTCGTCATAACCTGCATAAGTGCCGAGCGCCTTCCATTTAATCAGTGAATGGTAATCTGCCGGCATGTCTGGAATATCGCCGTTAGCTGTCAGGTATTGCGCTGATTTATAATATTCGCCTTTCACGCCATATGCTTTGTCTGGCACTGGGTAAAAGCTCAACGTGTTATCAGGCTCAACCGTGACATATTGCGGTCGCCCATCAACAGGAACGCCGCGCTGGAATTGCGATCTAAACTCGTTATATGGCACATATGTTATTCGTTGCTCATCAGCCGCGCCGATTGCAGGGTCATAAATCCACATATCACGATCTGTTACCCACCGATTTAATCGCGTGATACTCAACGCCGCGTCATCGTATGTTTGAATCCCGATGGTGAGAATTGCCGAAAATTCAGCGTATTGAAAGAGCCAATGGCTTTTTTCGCGCTGAATATCGACCCATGCTTCTTGAACCCAATCAATAACCATACTCAACATTGTGTCGGTTTCCGATACTGTTGTGAGTTCGCTAGTGCCGCTGATAATGCCAGCATCGCGCGCGGTTTTCTGACAGAGTTCAAGATATGTTGACATCAATTATTCTCCGAAATGCACTGAGATTGGAAAGCGTGGTGTTGAAATCGGATCGCCAGTTATTTTGCCCTCATCATCTTGGGGAAAGAACTCGGTTTTCGCGTCAACCAAAGCATTGTAGTATTTCATCGGAATGTGGCACTTTTCACCAATTGGAACCCAAAATGATTTTCCGTTAACAATCACTTCATGAGCTTTAGCCGTTGGATAGGCAGGATCAGCCGCCATTGTGATGCAGATTTTCTCAGGCTCAGTCTCAACGGGAGCTGCTTTCTTTGCAGTCTTGCGCTTTGGTTTGGCCGCAATTTCAACTTCAATTGAATCATCATCGTAAACCGTTGCAATCAATTCTTTCAGATCGGCAACAGATGCAGCCGCATCAACTTCAAGCCCCAAATTTGCAGTCGCATAGTCAAATAGTTGCTTTTGCGTTGCATCATCAATTAGAATTAAATCTTTCATAAAATATCCTTGTTGGGACGGCCCCAAAATGAAGCCGCCCCTTCGCTTGTGTTAGAGTTTTATAGTGGTGTAACGGCAACCTCTGCACGAACCATCCAAGCATCATTCAAGATTTTGCAAGTGTGGTAGTATTTCGCAGAAACATAACCGCGTTGACCGAGTGGATCAGACTTGTCCCGCGTGCCAGATGGCAAGATAGACGGTGAAACACTTTTGGCAGCTTTACCACCAAGAGCGATGCAACCGAATGCCTCTTTCGCAAGATACAAGATCGGGTAAACATCGGCCAATGTGCCGCTCGTTGAAACCGCTGTGGAGCCTTTTGCGCCGCCAGCATCAATGATCGGATTAAGGTCTGGTGAGATAACATAACGAACGTTATCAACCGCGCCGATTTCGTATTCTGAAACCAACTTGCGGCTACCGTAAGCAGCGGCAGGAATGAATCCAGTTAGTTCACGAATGTCATGCTCGACATCTGTGTGAGTGATGGCAATGTATGAAGCCTCAACAGGCTTCGTGCCAACATCGATTGAACCGTCAAGAACCTTCGAAAACATCATGCCCTTGTTAGAACGCAATGTGCGAATAACTGCACGCTGCAATGCTTGTGTTAACTTTGTGTTAACTGCATTTCGAGCTGAACCGTTTGCATAAGCAACGTTAGTGCCAGCTTTTAAAACGCCCCAATTCAGAGCTTCTGTGGTGCGACCGATATTCTCGCCAACTTGCGTTGACATATCGTTGAGCATTGGGCAATCGATAGTGTCTTCAAGCACATCGGTTGTTTCAACAAGATCACCATATTGGGCGATAGTTGCCGTTGTGTCTGTGTAAGTGAACGCTCGGGCGGTTGGTGCAACGCCTTCTGTCAGCGGTGTTGTAGACGCTGTGAAGACGTCTGGACGACGGAACTTGATTTGTAGACCGCCATTTTTCGGCATTGTTTTCACAAGACCAAATTTTTCAAGAACTACAACCGCTTTCGAAGATGTTAGCATCTTCTGTTCGGCATATACTTCTGTCATGTTTGCTGTGTTAGTGCTGTTCTGGATAGCCATTTTTAAAAGTCCTATAAATTAGGACAACAGTGCTATTTAGCCAGTTTACGCGCAGCTTCCCACAATTGCTCACGAGAACCCATAGACGGGATTCCCTCTTTTAAAACTGTGTTGGTTGCTGGTGCGACTTGCTCAATTCCTTGAGCCTGACTTCTTCGCTTTGCCTGTATGTCCTGAGAATGTGCCGCAGGAGCGTTATTGCTCGGTGCGGTATCAGGATTGAGGACAGGGTTGATTGCTTGTTTGAAGGCTGTAATAAGGCTATTCACCGCAACAGCATTGACAAAATTCTCATTGTTTTCTGCAAATATTTGGGCAAAATTGTTCTCTGGTGTATTAGTCTGTTCTGCAAATGCTCGCAGACTTAAACTATCCAGCTCCCTAATATCAGGATGAGCGTTTAAAACTTCAATTTCTTGAACTTCGTAATATTGGGCAAGAGCTTGATTGTCACGACCCGCTCGTTCACGATCTCTCGTGTCGAATTTCTCTTGATAATCATCTCGCACATATTGAATCGCCTCTTGTATTTCTGGCAATTCTTCAAGTTTTTCGGCCATTTCGGCTTCTTTTGCTTGGCGTCTTTCAACGTTTCGCTTGGCTTCCTCGGCTTTAAAGTTTTCATTCTCACGTCTTAACTGGTCTAGTTCGTTCATAGCTCGTTGAGCTGCTGTGACACGACCAGATTCTGATTTTAGCTTGTGTTCAATTTTGCTTGTTTCAGCCTCATGTTGTTCCCTGATTTTAGGATCAACTGTGGCCCAAAAATCCACTTCGTCAACAGGCGTAGCGGACGGATCGGCTTGCTCGTCTTGAGTTGGATTGCTTTCATCTTCTGGGGCAATCGTAACGGCCTCATCAGTTTCCGGCTCTTTTGCGTCTTCAATGGTTTCTTGCTCTGGCTCTGCGTTGTTAGCTTCGCTTAGTGCATCCCATATCGCTACACGTTCGGCAGCGGACGGATCGGCTGCTTCATTGTCTGCGTCTTGCATATCAATTGTCTCAATCTGTTTGTGTTGGTGTTGTGAGCGGCCATAAGCGGCTCGTGTGAAAAGGGTGTTCATCGGCTTTCGCGGAATTGCACCAATTATTTTGCGGCTAGTTTCATCAACTCTTTTGCAAGGCTAATTCTGCCTATTAACAAAATACGCTGATCTGCGCTGGTTTCGAAAGATTCTAATCGCTTGCGGTCACTTATCATGCAACCTTTGATCTTGCCTTCGACGTGCAACCATGTCGCGGATTGCTTTTCGATAGCCATTAGACCAACCCTCCGGCATGAACGCCTGTTTCAAGCGCAACCTGTGCTTCTGACATGATTTGCAATTGCGTGTTTTCAGCCTTTTGAGCCTCTGCGCGGGTTTTAGACATTTCTTTTTCCCTGTCGCCTTCCAGCTTCATTGCAATCTTCTCGATATCAATGTTCGCATTGCTGGCAATCTTAATCATTTCAGTTTCCCGAACGATCAAAGATTGTTCTTTTTCGTGAACCATCTTGTCTCGAACGCTTTGCAATTTGGCATTTTCAACGGCTAGTTTAAGCTGCATTTCATCCTGCTTTAGATCAAGCATAGGATCGGCGGGCGGTGCTGCTTCCTCCGGTGGCTGTTGTGCGGCTGCTATAGCTGCGTCAATTTCTGCATCCGAAAGCATAACATCACCAATTGGAATACTGTGCGCCGATAATACTTTCTTGAGCAAATCTTTATCTTTTATCATCGGCCCGAATCTTGGATGAGTTGAAAGCTGCATTGCCAATGTCATCAGGCTGTTGGCTTGCAATTCACGAACCAGCAAGCTAGATGCACCCGTTGCAACGACTTCCATGTCGCCCTTGATGTTCTCTTTATCGTTAAACTGCATATTCCAATCGTATAAGCCGCGAATATTTGGCACTGTGATTTGCTGGTCAAATAGCGTGATATACATTTTATAACGAATGAGGCTTTGGCTTGTGAGAATAGCCGTTCCCATCGCCGTTTGATTTATTGATCCTGAGCCTTCGCCCGTTGCTTGCTCTGGAATGGCGCTTTCTTTGTCCATATGAGCCTGTGCAATCGCCATATTTGCCGCTAGTTCTGATTGTCTTGAATCAACGTGAATGGCTTGAATTGGTGGCTGATTGCCCATGTAATCTTCGTTAACAATCCATATGCCATTTGGCTCAATAACAGGAACACCGTTTTGATGCTCAACCGCGCCTTTTGCGATTAACCATTGCGGCCCAACTGTTATGCCGCCGTTATCAAGCAAAGCGCGAGCCGATGAGTTTAACATGGCTTGGGAGTGGCTAAGAATCGAAGTCATTGAGCGCCCGATTAACTGGCCCTCAACTGGAATCGGTGTGTAAACGTGATAGATTTGTTCTTCGCGGTCGTATGGAAACATCGAGAAGCTTAAAACTTTACCCTGGCAAACCCAAACCACGCCATAATAAGCTTTAAGCGGGTCTTCTTTTTCGTCAACAATACCCTCTTGGCCTGTGCTTTCGGCTAGCTGTTTGAAATCTTCATATTCAAGACAGCCCGTATATTCCAAGACCTGATAATATTTCTCGTTTAATTCAGCTTTGTTGTTATTCACGGCATTTAAGCGCGTGACAAAATTTGGCACTTGTTCCGTTGAATTAGTTTCCAACACATGACGGATTGCATCTTTATCAAACCCTGCTCGCTTTGATAGCTTGCGAACGCCGTCTTTATTCAATAAATGGAGCTGGATCACATCAAAGAACTCGTCGCCATTTAATGCTGACGGGTCGGGGTAGAAATGCCACAAGTCAACACTGGTAAACGATGGCTCTTTATCTGCTGAATTTTGCAGCTCTTGAATTGTTTTTGTTGATCCGTCACCGTTTTGAACTTCAACAGATTTCCAATTCTTCTTAGGCATTGAACTATTTACTGGCCCTTTGATAACACCCGCGCCGAGTTTAAATCCTTGACGAATGGTTTTCATAACCGCCGATTGATATAAACAACGTTTAAGCTGGTCGTCCATTTCAGCACGCATATTGTCGCAAGTTTTATTGAGCATATCGCTATCGTTTTTGAATTGCCCGTAGATTTCTGAGATGTCGTCAAGTCTGGCTTCGATCTGTTGAGCCGCTTGCGCTGCTTGTTCGTTGCCAGCCTCCGCCGCTTGTGCTGCTTGACCGTGTTCTGCTTTCAACGCCTCAAATTCATCTTTAGCTTGCTTCATAGCTTCGGAAATCTCTGGCACTGGTGTATTTGCAATATTCCAATGTGGTGAGCCATCGGCGGGAATTAGCGTATCAATGCAGCGTGATGAGACATAATCAACCTTCGGACGTGTGTTGTTCACGAAGATAGTTGATCCCGTGTAAACCGTGCCTTCTGGGTCTTTGCCATCATATTGCAAAGAATCCCTAATCATTTGATCCTCTTGCGTTTGACGCTTTGCTGACCAATCGGTGAACTTCGCATCAATTTTAACCGCAACCGCATCCAATGGCGAATTTATATCTGTTTTATCTGACATTAATAACCACCGATTGTTGACGCTTTACGCGATGTCTGACCACCCATTCGACTTGGTGTAGGCTTGATTTTTGCTGCCTTGCGACCTGATAGAACAAGCGCCGACAGACATTTTGCATATGGTGAAGCGTTCATATCAAAGCCGCCCTTTTCATCTGTTCGTAGGTTTTTCAGATCGGCCAAGCTGTTTTGAGCTTCCGAACTAACCTTGATTTGGTCTTGTGAAATTAGTTGTTTCAAGTTGCCGATACCGACCGAGAAATCATTTTTAACAGGCCTTAACTTCATGCCTTGCGATTTGTA